GAGAACAAAGAGCGAACATCGAGTGCGTGTGTCGATTGGGATAGGTGATCACTGTGCAATCAATGGTTGTGAGATGTATTCGTTCGGGGTCTCAACCCTTGCCTCTAGACAGTGTCATCTGCCATCTCATTGGGTTGCCCCTCCGAAGTCCGACAATTTTGGAAAGCCTGCCGTTGGCTCACATTCGGGGAGGACTGCTTTGACTACAACCCCTGCAACCTTTTTTTGAGACGCTATGCTGTGATCACTGTGGATCGTTGAACGTCTGCCCTATTCATCTTCTAGAAGATCGGTAACTGGCATCGAACCGTACATCAACAACAGACCACAGTTTAAACAAGTACTAGCACGAACGCAACCCCTTGTTATAGCACGTACTGGTCACAAAATGATCACCTAGCATTGGTGCGGGTTTCAGAGGGATTTGGGGTGTTGTCAGCGAAATCGGGACAGCCCACGCCCGGGGATTCGCCCGGAGGGCAACAGCCAACCTAGGCAGATCAGAGAGAGAGGCACAGAAGAGGATCTGATAGATCACAGAGGCATCACTTCACACTGGTGATGTTGTGCATCACGTTGATGAATGCGAACAGGTGTTGACAATCAACGTTTAAACAGCGAAGGTCAAATGTAATTGCACGAGTACATTGCAAAGTGCAAGCACTAGCACGTCAACACGAACAGAGAGAGAACATGAAGAGAGAAGAATTGATCGATGCACTGGAATCAGATGCAATCAAAATCGATGAAGACATTTCAAGCACGAACACGCCTGAGCCGGGAAATAGCGAAGCGATGCGGATTGCTGTGGCAAAAATCAAAGAGAAGAAGACAAAGAACGGAAAGGTGTATGGAGTGAAAGACAAAGAGGGCAATCCTCATAAACGTCTGACAGCGTCCATGCAACTGTTTGTCAATCATCTGCTCAACGGTGATACCAAACTGATGGCGTATAGAAAAGCGTACAACGTCAAGACAGAGAATGATGCGAGTGTGTTGGGCAATGCGAACAAACTGATGCGGGATGAACGAATCATTGCGCTATTGGGGTCTTTGTCAGAGGTTGTCCAAGAAAAGGTGATAGCAGATGCAGTGGCAACTCGCCGTCACGTCATGGAGCAACTGTTTAAACACGCTGGCTATGCAAAGACAGAGAGTGCCCAGTTGAAAGCACTGGAGTTAATGGGACGTGCTGTTGGTATGTTCACTGACAAAGTAGAGACCAAAGTCGAAGAGATCAACACCGAAAGACTGAAAGAAGAACTCAAGTCGCACCTCACACTGCTTGAGAACGTAGCACCCATAAGGAAACGCAGTGCCTAAGTTAGGCAACGTACAACATTGTTGGTGACTCCGTTTACACAGCGTCACATCACGACGTAGTGCCATCCGTGACCCCCACCCACCCGGCACCCCCCTGTGAGCGCTTGACCGCCCCCGCCCGCCTATACACTGTAACCCACTCATTCCACCACCCCTCCCCATTGTTTACTTATTCAGGGACAGATCAGCGTTCTTATCTAGGAATCGACCCCCTAACGTTTTCTATTGTCTCACCCCGGGGGGGTATATATAAATTTTTGTATAAATTTTTAAGAGTGTGTAAACACATTTGACAGGAACATAAGTTCGTGTTTAAACTTCCTTCTCGTGAAACATTCCGTGAAACAAAAAGAGGTTAGTAAGCGTGAACTTAGGACAGTACATATCGGATTTGATTGGACTAGCGAACACCTTGCAGAAGGTATCTGCTGACTCCAGTGACCCACAGAAGATCTATCACATGGCACTAGAGATTAAGGATTCAGCCAGCAAGGTTCAGTTTTGGGCCTGCGCTGAGATGGCAAAAGATGAGAAGCCACACAATGAGAAGCCACGAAGTGGCGAATCATCGAAGGAACTGAGATGACCGAGAGACAGAAGTTGGTTCTAGAGTTTATTAAGACCTACTGGGAGATGAAGGGTCATGCCCCATCCATGCAAGATGTTGCTACCGGTCTTAACATGAAGAGCAGGTCGAACATCCATAGGATCATCCATGACCTAAGGAAGAACGGGTACCTAAGATTAAAGCCAACACAAGCACGAACACTGAAGGTTATGGATCGTTCGGTACAAGAGGCTGCTAGTCTGTGATTCTTACCCGGGATGAAATCAAGAAGTATCTGACCCTGTTAGATACCCTACCCGAAGGTTCTCCCGAGATTGAGAAGATCAATACCCTACTTCAAGTAGATAAGCGGGAGCGGTGTAAGTTGAACTTCATGCCGTTCGTGCGGCAGATGTGGTCAGCGTTTATACCCGGTAAGCACCACACCATCATGGCTGAAGCGTTCGAGAGGGTGGCTAGGGGAGAACTTAAGAGATTGATCATCAATATGCCGCCCCGGCACACCAAGAGCGAATTTGCTTCCTATCTGTTCCCATCATGGTTCCTAGGTCTGTACCCGGAAAAGAAGATTATCCAGACGGCACACACTGCCGAACTGGCGGTTGGGTTTGGACGTAAGGTCAGAAACCTAGTCAACACCCCGGAGTATCAAGAGATATTCCCAACCAAGTTGTCTGCGGATTCAAAAGCCGCCGGACGGTGGAACACCCACAAAGGGGGGGATTATTTCGCTATCGGTGTGGGCGGTGCCGTGACAGGTAAAGGTGCCGATGTCTTGATTATCGATGACCCCCATAGTGAGCAAGAGGCCATGCAAGGCAACCCTCAGGTCTATGAGCGAGTCTTTGAGTGGTACAACTCTGGCCCCCGCCAGCGTCTCCAGCCGGGTGGAAGTATTGTGATTGTTATGACCCGGTGGTCTAAGAAGGACTTAACTGGTCAAATATTGAGCACCGCCGCCAAGAAGGAACTGGATGAATGGGAGGTTATAGAACTCCCGGCACTACTGCCTTCCAATAAACCCCTGTGGCCCGAGTTCTGGAAGCAAGATGAACTAGAAGCAATCAAGGCCGAACTTCCCGTTGGGAAGTGGGAAGCCCAGTACCAACAGAACCCTACCTCAGAAGAGGGCGCAATCATCAAGCGGGATATGTGGAAGATATGGGACAGGGACAGACCACCAGAGGTGGACTACATCATTCAGTCTTGGGATACCGCCTTTGAGAAAAACAACCGGTCTGACTACTCAGCCTGCACGACGTGGGGAGTCTTTTACCGGGAAATTGATGGGATCGAGGTTGCAAATATTATTGTTCTGGATGCTTACAAAGAAAGGCTTGAGTTCCCCGAACTTAAAAGGCAAGCCTACGATATGTGGAAGGAATGGAGTCCCGACACCCTGATTGTTGAGAAAAAGGCAGCAGGGGCACCTTTGATTTATGAATTAAGAAGGATGGGAATTCCGATTGCGGAGTACACACCAAGCAAAGGGTCGGATAAGATAGCCCGTGTAAACGCTATATCAGATTTATTTGCGTCTGGGATGGTGTGGAGACCTGAGAAGAAATGGGCTGATGAATTGGTTGAGGAGATGGCTTCCTTTCCGAACGGAGACCATGACGACCTAGTTGACAGTACAAGTCAGGCTTTGCTCAGGTTTCGTCAGGGTGGATTTATTCAATTGTCTTCAGATGAGGAAGACAAGATGTTTGTGCCTCGAAAAGCGGCATATTACTAAAGGGATTTGATAATGGAAAAATCACTGTACCAAATGCCGGTGGGGATCTCTGAGTTCGCACCCGAGCAAGAGGGTCTTGAAATTGAGATCGATATTGAAAATGGCGACGAGCCTGCCGTTGAGGTAGAGATTAGAGAGACCGGCTTTGACGCAAACCTCGCAGAAGACATGAACGAGGGAGACCTTCAGTCCATATCGGAAGAAATCTTAGATTTAATAAAGACGGACATCAATTCCCGCAAGGAATGGGAAAGAACCTACAGAGAGGGCATAGACCTGCTTGGTTTAAACATCGAGGAAAGAACCGAGCCTTGGGACGGTGCCTGCGGGGTCTACCACCCAATCCTTTCAGAATCGGTAGTGAAGTTCCAAGCAGAGACAATCCTTGAGACATTCCCAGCATCCGGGCCAGTAAAGACCAAGATCATTGGGAAAATCACCCGGGAAAAGGAAGAAGCCGCACAACGGGTTCAGGATGACATGAACTATGAACTCACCGAAAAGATGGTTGAGTACAGAAGTGAGCACGAAAGACTGCTTTGGAACCTGCCAATCTCAGGTTCGGCCTTCAAAAAGGTCTACTTTGACCCCACGATGGGCCGTCAGGTTGCGGTGTTTATACCGGCAGAGGACGTAATTGTCCCTTATGGAGCGTCTGATTTATTCTCTACCCCCCGAATTACGCACCGTATGCGTAAAAACCCTAACCAGTTGAGAAAACTTCAGGTTGCTGGGTTCTACCGGGACATCGAACTACCGTCACCAGATAGAAATACTACCGAAATTGAGAAGAAAAAGGACGAGGAAATCGGTGTAAACGTCATCGATGATGACCGCTACCTGATTTATGAGGTGCATCTTGACTACGATCTACCGGGATATGAAGATCCAGACGAGATTGCCCTTCCTTATGTGATTACGATGGACTCTTCGGGCGAGATTTTGGCGATCCGAAGGAATTATCTGGAGGATGACCCCCTGCGTGAGAAGCGGATGCACTTCACGCACTATGTCTACATCCCCGGATTTGGGTTCTACGGCTTTGGGCTTATTCACTTGGTCGGCGGTTTTGCAAAAAGTGCTACATCTATCCTTCGACAACTTGTTGACGCAGGTACTCTTTCAAACCTACCCGGGGGGTTTAAGTCCAAAGACCTACGTGTAAAAGGAGACGACACCCCTATCGCCCCCGGCGAGTGGCGAGATGTCGATGTGACGGGCATGACGATCAAGGATTCGATTGTCCCGCTGCCCTATAAAGAGCCTAGCCGTACCCTGTATGAGTTATTGAACACAATCGTGACTGAGGGCCGCAAGTTTGCGTCCGTGGCAGACCTAAAGGTTGGGGATATGTCCAACCAAGCCCCGGTTGGCACGACTCTTGCAATACTTGAGAGAACCCTAAAGGTCATGAGTG